TGAAAAGGTGTCCTTGATGATTGAAGATACAAACACGTTTGATCGAGAGTCGCGTATTATCGTGGCGAGTCTTCAAAAATGCGGGGTGGGGTTTTCACACGATATTCTTGATGCGTTGGTAATTGCCTCGGATATGGAGGAGTATTTTATCCAGTATTTGGCACGTGTGATGCGTACAGAGCAAGTAGAGCCAATTGTGTTTGATTTTGTGGATAATCATAAAGGTTTAAAAAAACATTTTGCGCAACGCAAAAAAGTGTACGCAAAAGCAGGTGGCGTGATTAAAGACTATAAAACTGCTTTTTAAAAAGCAGTGCCAAAAACCTGTGCCAAAAACCTATTTAAATAAAATTGAATTCTTATTTAAATAATTAAGTTTTAAATAGAAATAATGACGGAAGCAGAAGAAAAAAAATTTAACGGTATTGTAATCTCAACAGAGACTATTATTGCCAAAACAAATTGGAAAGTAGATATCAATGAATTATTCAATCACTTATCGGTGACAGATTTTACAGTTGTGCCAAAAAAACGGGGGCGTAAATCAAAGGATGAAAAAAAGGAAGAAAAGAAAATCGAGTTGCTAGATGGGCAAATTGTAACTTTAAAACTTGGCAATAAATTAAAGGGTGTTAATCTTCGTGAAAAGAAAAATGCAAAACGTTTCTTTCGAAATAGTTTGACGATTGTGATGTATCTTGATAATAAATTTATAAATTTCAAGGTAAGCAAAAACGGTAAGTTTCAATTTACCGGATGTAAAAATGAATTTCATTCACACCAATGCATGAAGTTTATTTATGAATACACAAAAGGTACATCCAAAATCATCCAAGTATGTGGCGAGTTTTCAGAAATTGTTTTTATCACGGTGATGACCAATATTAATTTTAATTTAGGCTTCTGTATCAATCGAGAAAATTTAGATGAATACATCAATACAAAAACAAGGTATTATTCATTATTAGAAACAAGTTTTGGCTATACAGGCGTAAATATTAAAATACCCTTGGAGAACATTAATAATATACCAATGACAAAGATAAGTTACAGAAATGAAGAGTGGCATAATGACACATTTACGTATGCGGATTATATCGAGTCTTTAGATGAAAAAGACAAGCGCAAAGAACGAGAAAAAGTGCGGTACAATACGTTTCTTGTATTTCAGAGTGGAAATGTTATATTGTCTTCTCCACACAAAGAATGTATGCGAAAGACGTATCACGAGTTTTTAGACATTATTAAACAGTGCAAGCCACTGATTGAAGAAAAATTCTTTTAAGTGTATTTATAGGAATAATTACGTATAAAATACATATAATTTTAAAATTATATGTAACACTTTTTATTTTTTGTAAATTAAACAGAGCGATCCACGCACACTCTGTTCAACATTATCTCCATCTCAGCCTTATCAGCATACTTGCGCAAGTAATCAGGGTAGCAAGGATAGACAACAGATGCAGGCCCTTCAAAACAATGTTTGGGGTATTCTGATTTAACTATAAGTTTTTCTCTGTAACAAGACTGTTCTTGTTTTCTGTATCCAGCTTCACGTTCAAGAATGATTGGGTCTTGTGAGGTATGAACGCCTCTATAAAATCGTTGATACGGAAAATGATCAAAGTCGGTGACAACTTGACGCGTATCTGATTGATTGGCATAATATACTTTATTTACATTGTTTTTCATGTATTTTGCATTCTCAATATTTTTACGATTCATCATCTTTTCTTTATCTTATAAAATTGAAAAATTTTATAAAATGTTTATCATTATTAATTATTCGGGTAACAAATACCAAATATGAATACTAAACTTGAAAAGATCTTTCAAACTCATATTGACTTTTTTTTTCAATGCATCCAAGCAAAATACAATGTTGATATAAACGATATTAAGCGTGAATGGGTTGTGTTTAATTCTGATCCTGTATTTTTTTGCGTGTACACATTTACACGATTGCCAAGAAAAGGAGAAACGTGTGGGAAAAAAATAAAATCAGGAGAATATTGTAGCGCGCACATTCAACAGGCTGAAAAGGTAAGCCAAAAAGCTAGCGAAAAGGTAACTGAAAAAGCTAGCGAAAAGGTAACTGAAAAAGCTAGTGAAAAAGTAACTGAAAAGGTAACTGAAAAAGCTAGCCAAAAGGCTAAAACCCCAGCAGAAAAGCTAGAAATTGTTAAAATGAATTATAAAATTGGTAAATACATTCATTCACCCACAAAACTTGCTTTTTTTTCAAAAGAACATAAAGTAGTTTACGGGAAACTTTCATTGCACGATACGATTATTCCTCTTTGTGACAAGGATGTCAACGTGTGTAAACAGTACATGTTTCGTTATGATTTAGAGTTAATCAAACAATGCCTTTAATTTTTCAAAATTTGATGTTGTTCGCTTGATCATTATAAAATTATCAAATGATATTTCTTCAAGAAGAAGAAAAAAGATATGAAACACATATGTCTGTTCAATCATCGATTCTGTTTTGTCGACTCTTCTTTTCATAAAAGAAGACAATACATTTTGATACTCTGTTTCTAGCGAATTTTTACGGATACCTGATGTTTCATTTGCAAACAGTCCTTTATATTTTTTAACTTCAGCTTTTTCGTCATCATCAATCTTTTTAATAAATGCTAAAAATGTATCACTTTTTTTAGCAAAATCAGCTTTTTGTTTTTGATATTTTGCAATAATAGCTGTATAATCTTTATTTTCAATAGACGCAATTTCTGTCAAGTTTGAATCAATTACATCACAAATTATTTTAAAAAATTGTGCATTAATTGAACCGATTTCGTGTTGCATTTCTGTTCCATTTTCAATCAAGTCTTTTACATTTACAATATACATGTAACAGCGAACATCTTTTGTATAATTTTTTACGTAAAACAAGTTTATTTCTTCTCCAAAGTGTAACGCCATTATTTTTTTATTTTGTACACCAATTGTGTATTCAAGCTTTGAGAAAGGAATATTAAGCCTTTTTACTTGTCTCATTATACGCTTTTCAAACTGTTCGACCCCATCTCCATTTAATACGATTTGTTTATTGTATTTTTGAGATAAATTTTTATAAGCATCTTTATCTGACCCACCTTGTCTTATCATATTGATTTGATATTCATCAAATTTTGCGTAATCTTCTTCATCCACGACATCTTCAAGAGATTTTAATTCATACATATTTTTTTTGCCTTTTAATTCTGCTCGAAGTTTTGTTGGAATGTATATAAGCAAAAATTGATTAATACTGTATACATATGCTTTTAACATTGCACATTTTTCTTCAAGTAAATAATATTCTACAATTAAAATGCCTGTTTTTTCTAAAGAAGCTTTTAACTTTGATAGATCAATAGCACTCATATTTATATTTTGCTGGCGATTTATATAGTTTTATTTATATTTAAAGTGGATTTAAAAATAAAATGAAAGACGATATACATCAACTTGATACAGATGATTCATCTGTATCTGATCGCGATAGATATGTGATTGATATGATTTTTAATAATAAACCACCTGTTCGATCGTATCATATAAAACAAATTATTTTAGCGACATTATTATATTCAGTAATGTCATTACCAATGATTGATTTTATATTAAATAATATGATAAAAACAGCAAATCCGTATTACAGGCTTGCATTTAAAACATTTGTATTTTTTGCACTTTACTTTTTAATAATTAATTATATAGTAAAAAATTAGGGGGATACAAAAGATAAGTTGCCATAAAATTAATTTTGAAATCGATATATTTTTAGAGTCATCGTTTAATGTTTTTTTTTCAAGAATAAATTTAGGTTTACATATAAGCAATAATACAAATACGATAACAATATAGTAAAAACACATTTTTTTATCACATTTTAACATTGATGAGGAGGAGGAGAATGATGAAGATGATGAAGACGATACATCTGTATTTGTATAATCAGTTTCTACAGAAGATGATTGATTTGATTTTGCCAATTTTATGCTAGGACTAACCATTTTATTTATTATATTTTATCAAATTAAATTGTTTTCATTAAATGAAAATAATTTTAACGTTTTCACAAAATAGAAGAAAGCCTAGCCGCCTTCCTATACATTATTTTGTTCTGTAAAGCACTTTCGACAAAGTGGTTCATATTCGGATGAACCCACCACAATCTGATTATTACTTTTATTTAATCGATGGCTAAACATTGCATCTTTTCCACATATACAGTGTGCTGTTAATTTTGTGACCGAATCGCAATACGCAAAAAGGTCTGAAATTTCCCCAAATTTATTACGTTTATAATCACAATTTAAGCCTGCTACATAGACAGTTTTTCCCATCTCTTCAACCCATCTTAATACAGTTGGCTTTAATTCTTTAAAAAATTGGGATTCATCAATCCCAATAATATCAAATCCTTTAACAAGATCATCGGACAACTTTTCCGTTTTAATACACGTAATATCTTCTAAAAAAGTCAAGGAGGTATTATGGCTGTAAAAAAGTTCTCCGCGTGTATCAAGGCAATGGTTAATATAAAGCGATTTAGGAGGAAGATGTGCGGACAAATAGGATGTTTTTCCACTAAACATTGGACCTGTAACGATATGCAGCATATTAAGATATCTTTTTATTTTGTTTCTATATTTTAGATTTCAAATTCGATTTCAAATTCGATTTCACATTAATCTGTAGTTGACTTGTTTTTGGTAAAAAAAGCGATGAAGTAGTGAAGTGGTAAAGCGATATTAACGTCGATATGCCGACAATGGTGCCAGACGTCGTTGCCACATCTCTGCATTCTTCTTTCGCATCGTGCGTGTCATTAAATCCGTTCGATGCTCTATCGTATTGTCAAGTATACCTTGTTCGGCTATTTGTCTGCTATTGCAATTTCTGGACATTATATCGTTTGTGCTTTGTACAGTTCCGTATGAATCTGCTTTCAATAGATGATCAATATTTGTACGGGTAATATAGTTTGGCCGACGTGCCGTATTTACATCGTCATAGTAAAATCGTGGCTGGCCTGTTAAATCGTGTTGATATTCGCGATAACTTGTACCGTATCCATTTGAACGAGGATCATAGACTTCATATGGTGCCGTTCCGTAATCTGTCTTGTCCACATACGGAATTGGTTCGTATAAACTTGGGTCAAGAGCCGTATATGTCACATTACCCATATCATCCATCGACATTTGTCTGGGAGGCATTTGTTGATCAAATGAGATACCAATATTCGAGTTTAATGGCTCAATGATTTGTGTTTTATAATAAATGCCAGGTGTAATTGTACTTGTAAATAATTCGTTATTTAATTCCTTAACATTATCATTTCGTTCACAATTTCCAGCCGTAAAATTGCTTGGTAAATTATAATTAATATTAGTTGGATCGTATGTACACGAACGATTAACATCACCTGTATATTTTAATATGCCATCTGTTTTTGAAAAATTGGACGAATCCATTTGTCGTGATTCTTTTTTTCTTAAGAAATCTTTAGGCACAACGACTTCACTTCCCATACTTTTTCCATTATTTATGGGATTAGGCCATTTTCCATTATACTGCCCTAATGTATCAATAGGATTTTTTGGCGTGACATACGTGTTTTCATAATAAGGTTGCCTGGGCTGTGATGGAAGCTGTTTTGGTTCATAATTTTCAATTATTTTTGAAACAGGTTTAATAGGTTCATCACTTGTGTAATATCCACTTCCATAAAAATCTTGCGTGCGTTTTTCATTAATTGCACTTGGAAAGACAAAATCATTATCTTTCCAGTGTTCCCAGTCGTATGAGGGTGGCGCAACTACAGGTGCAATTAATGTTTTAGGGTTTGCTTTACCAGTTAGACGTTGATTGGCGGATACAAATGATTGATCAGGTATAATTTCTGTAGATTTAATACGCTGATCTGCGTAATACGATGGAAATTTTTCAACTGTATAACGATTCTTTTTGTATTCTTTGATGCCTTGATTATAAAGATCTTCTGTTTTGTTAAAATGTGACAAAGACGACGACAACGAAGATGATAAAGAAGATGATAATATAGGTGTATAATGTTCGGTTGTCATCTGTCTCTTTTGTAAGTAATAAAGAATAATAATAAAAATTAATGAAAGTAATAAAAATAAAAACGAGTTTTTATAGTTAATCAAGTACATTAATAAAAATAAAAAAATAATAAGCCGTGTAATACAATTCATTTGTTCTTCTTTTGACATTGTATTTTTAGGAATAAATTTAATGTCTTTTAGTAAAACAATTGGATTTTCTAACCAAAAAGTAGAATGCATCACTTTTACTTTATAAAAGTGAATATAAAAAAATATAATTTAATTTAATTAAATATATTTAGAACAAACAATGAGCAAAAAACGCTGTTTTTTTCTTAAAGGGTTGAATTTGCAAGAAGTCGACAAAAAGTATGGTTTTTGTATCATTTCAAATATTGAAGTAGAATCGGTTATTCCTACGAATAAAACAAGTATAGTTGATGTCATTGAAAAACAAGAAGAAACTCATATTTCTTTTGTGGATGAAAAAAATGACAAATGTTTTATAACAATGTTGGACTGGATTAACAATGAAAAATTTCATCAAAGTACCGATATTGCTTGTTATTGGTGCAAACATCAATTTTCTACAAAGCCTTTAGGCTGTCCTATAAAATTTATAAATAATCGTATTGAAAAATCGTATGTGTCGCATATTACAAAAGATAGATATTATATGAAAGAAAATCTTACAAAAACAAAACTTGCATCTGTTCTTGACCTAAAATCAGAATCATACGATATTACACCCGTTGAAACTGAATACTATCTTACAGATGGAATATTCTGCAGCTTTAATTGTATTATTGCGTTTATTAAAGATCAAGCTCACGATGCTTTTTATAATGAAAGTAAGATGCTTACGTACAATATGTATAGAGAAGTTGTTGGTAAAACTGCCTCTAAAATTAAAAGCGCGCCACATTGGCGATTGTTAAAGATGTTTGGAGGGCCTTTTACAATTGACGATTTTCGAAAATCATTTAATTTATTTGAGTATGAAGAATGCTCATTTCATATGAAAACGTTATCAAAGATTTTTAAAGAAAAATAAATACTACATTTTTCAACATTTTTCATATAATGTTGTGAAATATGCTTTATAAATACTAATTATTTATATTTTATAAATATAAATGACAACTGAACAAAAAGTTGACCCTAGTTCTATTCCAATAATATTTACGGAAATACTTTGGGGAATTGAACATGAATTTAGTGGACTAATATTTTGTGGTTATAAAGACTTTAAAAATAAAATTAAACCTATATTTAAAGCTTTCTGTAATCAATCTAAAACTCGTTGTAAATTAAATGTAACAACAGAAATTTTTTTGGATAAAGAAGAATGTTATCAGTTAGAAGCTCAAATAGGTATAATGATAGGATTTAAATATGCACTATTTGAGAAATGTTGCGATAGGTTTAAAGATTTCATAAAATGTGTAAGTAGAATTGATAATACAGATAAATTGCATGTATTAGTAGATGGAGAAAAAAAAATAACTGAATATAAAGGAGAAAAAAATTATAAACTTAAATATTATCTTGGCCAAGATAATGTCGAAAAATGGCTTGTATTTCTTCGTCCTAACAAACCTCTTTCTAAAAATCTTCTTATAAGTGCTCCTCTGGAAAAAATTCCGGAGATTGTTAATACACAATATGAACAAATTGGTACACCACAATTAACAATGTCAATGTCTATTGCACACTTTCCATTTGTATATTTTATGTATTTTCGAATAGATTTTCGATTAGAGATTGATATTATATATATGGTTTTTATAAAAAGTTTAACAAAGACTCTTTTAGTGTTTGAATTAGAAAAGTCTATTGCTAATATATTAGAACCTTTTACTGTAGAAAGTTTTAATACAATTGATCCTTATAAATTTAGAGATATGCTTATTAAATGTCAAAATGATATATTAAAAGCAACTACAGATAAATACAAAGATAGTTCCGAGGAATTTCAGTCAAAATGGGAGTCAAGTGATAGATTATTTGGTGAGTTGTTATCTTTTTGGGGTTTTATATTGTATATAAATATGTATATTAAATCACGTGAAGATTTTAAAAAAAAATATAAAGATAAATGTTTTCCTAAAGATGGACAATCACAACCAGAAATGACAGAAGAAGAATTTTTTGAAAAAAATTATTTTAAAACATTTTTTTCTATAAAACATCGTACACCAATCTATTTTTTATATAATAAATTATCAATAATTTTAAAAGACATCATTATAAAAAATACAGAAAATTGTGATTTATTTGAAGATTGTCGTAAATTATACCAAAAAATCATAGATTTTAAATGCAAAGAAAATTCAGTAAAGTTTGATCCAGTTCCAGACGATATATTTGAATTTAAAAATGAACAAAATGTTCCTTATCAAATTACAGTTGAATTTAGACTTTATAAAGATTTATATTTATCAATTTTATGTTCTCCATCTAAATATGATACTAAATTAGAATACTCATATACAGTTGATGATGTAAAAAAATATACTATTGCTATTTTAAATTTTTATGAACCATTATTTAAAAATTGTTTATATCCTGATACAGAAGAAGAAAAAG